TAACCCTGCTGCTGGCCGTAACCACCGCCGTAACCCTGCTGCTGCGGGGGCGAAAACTGGCTCTGGAAGGGCTGCGAGTAGGGGTTAAACTGCTGCTGCGGGGGCTGATATGCCTGCTGCGAAGGCTGGTAGGGGTTAGTAGGCGCAGAGTTATTCCCAGACGTAGTAGGGCCTGAGCCGCCGCCGGTAGGATTTCCTGCACCCATAACCTTAATCCTTTACTTCTTTTTGAAGCCCTTAAGCATCTCGGCAAAACGAGCCCGCTGACCAAGCTTACCGGGGGCCTTAGCAGCCTTAGCCAGTTTACCAGCCGCGATAGGCTCGCCCTTCTTGGCACCAAGGCTGGCACGGAGAGCACCGGGCTTCTTGATGGCCTTGGCGATGTCGAGTTTGCCGCCTTTTTTCATAAAGCCCATTTTGTTACGTACATCCGTGGGTAGCTTAGACAGTCCGGGATTACCGCCGGTATCGACTGGTTTGAGTGCCATTACCTGAACCCTTTTGTCTTATTTGCGATAGCCTTGGGCTGCTTAACAAACTGCTTACCCGCAGCTTTACCAGTTCGCTTGGCCTTTGTCGTCGCTGCATATTCCGCAGAAGACAAAGATTTTATCGCGTTTTCCGGCAAATACCGTTCACCTGTCGCCTTGGCTCCTTGCGTCGATGGCTTACCGCTTTTGGTCCGCCACTTCTGCTGGGTCCAAGACTTCAGGCTCTGCTGGGATTTAGCAAGCCCGCTCACTTATAACCGCCGCCCTTACTCTTGTACTGCAAGGCTAGCATCTGGGCTTTGCGGGCCGCCCACTGACCCGGTGCACCGCCCTTACCACCAGACTTGATGGACCCAAACAACGACTTACGCATACCCGGTTTGGTATAGTTTCCGGCTTCGTTAACCTTCGACTCACCGCCCTTGGCATACATTTTGACCTTATCCGGATTGTCTTTCCGGGTGATCGTCTTTGCCTTGGGCATCTTGGAGGGGGACATAACGCCCATACCCCGGGATGGTCTCATACTAGCACTTGCCGCCATTCTTCATGGTGACCTGCTTGGCCTTGGTCTTGCCGCGAGCAGCAATACCGTTAGCGGAAGTGCGGAACGAACCACCCTTGGCGTACATTCCGCCCATGTTCATCTTCTTCGCAGAGCCACCCTTCTTCATGCCCATCGGGGGAGTAGCGGGAGCGCCCATCGGGACAGCGCCCATCGGGGAGGGACCAGCACCACCAGCGCCAGCAGCGCGAGCAGCCATAACTTTACCCAACATATTGCCAAGAGCAGCAGCCTTAGCACGACCAACTTTAGCAGGTTTCTTCATAACTTCATTCCTTTTTAGTGGTTTAATTTTTGGTTCCAGTTTTAGCGAGTCCGTCAATTTTGTTTTCAAGTCGTAAAACAGCCGCGTCAAAGCGGTCACCCAGTTTGTCAAGATCACGGCTATACTCCGCTCTAGTAATATGGTCCCGGGCAATCTCTTCCCGGGTCTTATTCATAAGGATACCAAGACGAGCCAGCTCGTCAAACTTGCCCTTCAGCAAAAGCCCCATGCCTGCTACGATAGCACTAAGAACAATGTTCCAGATCATCATTTCCATGTCAGCAGTTCCAAGCCCGAAGACTTTTGTTTACGCGACTATTAGGGTCGTTAGCAGTCTTGGCGCTAGTGAGCTTCTTCTTTAACCCAGACATCCGGGCACAAAATGACTTCTTGCGGGCACCGCCTTCAGGCTGCGGGCGCTTGAGCCCGGGTTTCCCGGGGTTGGCAGCATTGTAGGAAGCACGTCCCTTGGCGTTTAGACCGCCCTTGGGGTTCTTACCTTCTTTGCGTGTCCATGCCGGGGATTTAGCCATTGGACACCTTCTGGTCTGGGACTATCATGGGGTAGAGCACGTCGCGGCCAAACTCACCCTTGTACTCCTGCACGCCCATATGGCCGAGCTTGATGGTGGGGTCGATCCAGACTTCGAAGCCCTCGGCACGGGCGCGGTCACAGAAGAGGAAGTCCTCCCCCATGTAGCCCTCGTCGGTCACCTTGAAGTCGAACATAGCGTTCAGGCGGCGGTTAGACCGCTTGTCGTCGTATTCCCACTCAGGGTGCTTGGAAGACAGGACTTCAAAGACCTCACGGCGTATCATCATAAAGGCAGTAGCCACCCGCTTTGCACGGACTAGACCCATACCGTTCATGGTTAGCTGGTTGTTTTCGTCATAATCGAGGTCGGTAATGTAGACCTTGTCTTCGCTTCGTGTGCGAGGAACCCCGGCAACGATGCCCTTTTTGGGGTCCGAAGACCAAGCCATAAGCCGGAAAACGTCGTCCGACTCAAAGTTAATGTCAGAATCAACGAAGAGCAGGTCCGTGCAGTCGGATTCTAAAAGATCAGCGGCAAGTAAATTACGGGCCCGGGAAACTACCGAGCAACCGCAAATACTGCCTATCTGGATACTGACACCGTGCTGACCTGCGGACTGGGCAAAGCTAGCCAACGACACTGCCAACTTCAAGGAAACCTTGAAATCGTAGGCTGGCAGGGCGATGAAGAGCCGCCTTCCCGCTAGTTCATAACCCTTGGTTGCCGCCACAACATCACCCGTAGAAAAGTACGATAGACGCCGTGTTTGTCATCGTGCCGTACGGACCCGTCTGGGCGAGAATACCTTCGTCGGGTATATACACGTTAATAGCGCCAGCGTTGGCTACCGTGGGGGAGTTGAAAGTAACCAACGTGGGACCACCACTACCGTCCGTGATAACCACACTACCCGCGTTCGCGCCGCAGACAATATAGGCACCTTTGATACGGCAGCGGCCCAAGGTGGCAGGAACCTGATTGGTAAAAACTCCCGTTGAAGTCAGTACCGCAGTTGCAAGGACATCAGTTTGCATACCCATTCTGGCCCCCGGTTACGAAGCGGCAAACGGCGTAGCAGGGGTGCCCGTCGTCAGGATCGAAACACCGCTAACAGCCCACATCGTGGAGTTCAGTGCCGTAACCGAGACATAGGAGCCAATCGCGCCGCCCTGAGTGGAACCGTTAAAGTTAACCGAGCGTGTAGCCGCACTGTCAGCAGCGTAACCAAACACCGCACCAGAGGAGTCCACGTCAATAACCGAGATAGAACCCGCCAGAAACTGCGACGCAGCGGTGATGATCTTCCAAGTTGTGGCAGCGGTTTCCACCAAGAAAGTGAAGGAAACACCCATGTTATTCAAGGAGTTAGGGTCGCTACCGGGACCGGACGAAACCGGGTCAGCCGTGGCATTGAGCGACGGCAGGGTGATAACCAGCGTCGCGTCGTTGGTGCGGATAATACGGCCAGCATAAGTGGCGACATCCAGCGTAATGGTGTTCGTGGCGTCGGGCAGGTTAATGACGCTGCCGGGGCCCTGCGTATAGAAGCCGTTCAGCGAACGGACGGGACCTTGGAAAGTCGTAATAGCCATGGAAATTCTCCGTGTTGTAGCACATCCCCACACCGTCTCTACAACGTCTGCTAGGACAGTCGGTGCGGGTAAGGGACCCTAGATATCTAAAACATACAGCCTATTAGAAAAAAGGGAAGGGGTTTTATCCCCTTCCCCCTAATCTTAGTTAGGCACCAGCCGAGCCGTACATGCCCAGCGGGTCAGACCAGCCGAACGAATAACGCTCACGGGCCTTGTAACGAACGTTACCGGTGTCGAAGTCGCCGTCCATGCTGTTCGCCATGGGCGAACGGACGAAGTGCTTCAGACCATTCGGGACATCCGTGGTCAGGAACCAAGCATCGGTGTCGGTCAGGAAGTGGTTAACAGTGTAACCCTCCGGGATCGAACCGTTGCTCTTCAGAGCGTTGATGTCGTTATCGGCAGTGCCGGTGCGGAGTTCAGTCTCCAGCAAACGGGTCGAAACGAACATCAGGCTCGGCGGGACAACCAACTTACGGGGCTTAGCTGCGATGAGCAGGCCACGTTCATCCGTCCAAGCCGCGATCTGAATTACGGCAGCTTCGAGGCTGGTTTCATTCAGGTCGGCAGGTGTAGTCGGAATGTTGGAGTTAGTACCACCGGAAACCAGCGGATGCGAAGCACTGAACAGAGCAACACCATCACCACCCGGATAGGAGGCGCTGAAGCCGTTGTTCAGGATTGCCGCAGCCTTGGTCTGCTTGGTATACGCCATGGCACGGGCCAAAGCCTTGGTGTAACGCGAAGACAGAGAATCGTAGAGGTTGTCCTCAATCGCTTCTTCCGTCAGCGAGAAACCCAGAGCAATCGTCTCGTGGTTGTAGCGGGCAGTGAAGACTTCCTGCGCATTGTCATACGCAATGGCAGAACCTTCGTTCTTAACCGGAGCAGCCGAAAAACCGGACAGCTTGGTTTCTTCTTCGAACGAACGTTCCGAAGTCTCGGTGTCAAAGATTTCCTTATGCTCTTCGCCGTAACGAGCATATTCCAGACCAAACAAGGCGTTAAGGCCGGGAAGGAGTTCCTTAAGAAGTTGTGCGCGTGAAATAGCCATTTGTCATGTTCTCCTTAAACGCCGGTAGCTTGGGAATACTGGTGTCCGCCAGTAGCCCCAGTCGTGGGGGCGTTCCACTTCACAATCACTTCGGTGTAAGAACCGGGGTTACCCGCAACAGCGGTGTCCGGGATCACGTCGATGATACGAAGGGGGTACGTGTTGGTAGTAGCCGTAGTAGCCAGAAGAGCTACCGCAGAGTTACCAGTGATCGTGGAGCCTACGTTCTGGACCAGCAGGGCGTTGTTACCAACGCTGGTACGATTAACGTAAGTGACCACAGTGGTACCAGACACTACAGCGGCCTTGAACAACTGGTCCGGGTCATCCGCCACGAAGGCAACGATGTCCGAAGCGTTGACAGCGCCGGGATAGTACTGACGGAACGTCTTTCCATAGGTTGCGTCCGTGTAGGAGCAGCCGAGAAGAACGCCAACGGGAGTAGCAGCGTCTGTGCCAGTGTCCTGAACCAGAAGACCGGTGCTTGCCAGCTTCACAACGTCACCATAAAAGATGGCCGTCGCGGAGTTGGAAGCAATCGGAATCTGGCGAGTAGCACCAGCAAAGACCTGCCCGCCGATCAAATTGATCGGAAGAAGCCCATAAGGGGCCGTAACGGAAGGGTATGCCATTATTTTCTCCTAGTTATTTGCCTTTGCCAAACGAGGACGAAGACTTCCTTTCGCTAAAAAGGGGCATCTTCGGATTGTTCTCGCGCATAAAATTGTTGTCTACAGAGTCGATTTGGTCCCGGTTCTTCTTAGCGAAGTACTCGCCGCGTTGAGCCATGAACTCCTCGGGAATCTTGCAGAGCAACAATCCACCAACCTCAATGTTGTTCTTAAAACGACTATTGGGGTCCACCATCATTTGGAACTTGGGCTGTTCTTCGGCCTTTACTGGTTCCCAACCTTCGCGCATCTTTGCAGATACATTGCTCGGGTCGGCTACATTCAGGTTCGAAACACGAATCCACCGGTACGCATATCCGGGCTCTTTATCCGGTTCGGGCAGGGCCGAAGCCGGTTGCCACGTCTTGGGACGCTCGGTCTGGGTACGGCTTTCAAGTTCGCGTGCAAGTCTGGTCTCGGCCATTTTAGTTCTCCAACTTCTGCATTTCCCGAGCGTACTGCTCAGGGGTTAAACCAAGTTTTCTCGCAATGTTTACTTGCGACTGTTTCAGCACGATCTTTTTGGAGGACGTGCTGCGAGATGCTGGAGCAACTACTGTGGCAACCCGTGATTCGTTGCGCGAAACGGGCTTGCCGCCCCCGTTCGTCGGTTTTTCTTCCCCGAAATACTCCGGGAAACGGCGACGCATTGTTTCGTCAACACGCTGCCAATAATCGTCAGAGCCGACAAACTGTTTGCCGTTATCTCTTTCTAGCTTCTGATGCAGCCCTAGTGCTAGGGATGTCATCTCCACGTCCGTACCCCACCACGCATTGCGCTCTTGCCACGCCATCGTCTTGGAGTCTGGACGGGGTATTTGAGCCACGTCCTGAGTATTTTGTATCTCAGGCTCTGGTTCTTGTAAAGTAGGTCTATAACCCCTGATCTGCTCCAGCCGATAACCAGCATTGGTCATCTTCTCCTGAGCTTCGACAACCTTGTCCGAGTCCCCGGACTCATAGGCTTCCTTATAAGACTTCTTGGCTGCGGCCATTTCCAGCTCGGCAGCGTTCTTATAGGTACTAACGAGCGTCTGTTCCCCCTGAGACAGGGTGCTTTTCAGCCGTTTATTCTCGTCCATAACCCTAGTAGCGAGGTTAATAGCCTCCTGATGTTCCCGTAGGGCGATCTCCTTTTCCCGGCGCTCGTCGTGCCAGACCTTCTTCATCTGCTTCAGACGGGTCTTGACCTTGTCGGAGTATTCCTCCAGCTCGTCGGCCTCTAGCTCATCAACTAGAGCCTTGGGCATCGGGGTCTTACCCCGGTCTTCTACCGGAGTGTCGTCCTCAATCTCAATTTCGGGCTTCTCTATTTCAAACTCAAAGTCGTCCTTTGGGTCTTTTTCCTTAGTATTATCAACCATTTGTGCCTCCTAGGCTCTGGAAATACCGCGAGGGTCTTCGACGATACCCTCCACGGAATCGTCGTTAATGATCCTGAACTCACGCCCGTGAATCTTCAGTCGGGTACCGGAATGGGGGCGCACAAGGATAAAGTCCCCCTGCTTGCACCAAGGGCCGCTGGGGAAACGTGTTGCATCTTTGTAACAGTCAGGGCCCATTTTTAGCACGAAAAGAACAGTAGTAAGGAGCTCTTCGTAACGGACGGTGATATCAGCCTTCAGAAGGCCGCTATCGAACTTGGCATCCACTTCGGGGATAGCGCATAGCATACGATACCCAGACGGGTCCGGTAGCTGCTTGGCCTTAAGTTCGGGGGTATCGGGTAGTACGGTAGTGTCTTCTAGGTTATCGGGGTTTGAGCCGACGAGAAGTTCAGTCATCTGCTTTATTCAACCTTTCTGCGGTTTCGATTATCATGTTGTTTGCAAGGAGAAGCCCACGGATGATCCCGCAGGCGTACTTGTAGTCTCCGAAGTCCTTGGCTTTACCCATGGACATATCTTCGGACAGGCGTAGGCGCTCTTCCTGTATTTTGTCTGAAAGAAATTTCAGTATATCGTCACTCATTTAGGCTCCTTCTGTGTACCTTTTGTCTGTACTTCAGTTTGTTTGCGTGCGTGTTCGGCACGGTTCTTAGCGATATCAACGCCAAGACGTGCACCTTCTAAGTGGTGCTGGGCGTCTATGGCCTCCTTGGCCGCAAGGGTTTTTGCGTCAAGCTGTAGGTTAGCAATACGCTCCTGAGTAGCGATGCGTTGACGGTCAATGTCTAGCTGGCCCGCCTTAGTAGTGGCATCGTCCGTAGCCTTCTGCTGCTTGAGCTGGCTGTCCTGTTGGGCGAGCTGCTGCCTAGCCTGAGCTTCCTGCTGTTTGATCTGGAGCTCTTGCTGCTTGATCTGGACTTCCTGCTGCTTGATCTCAATTTCCTTCTGCTGCATCTGGACGATGGGGTCCTGCTGCGTCTGCTGGGCCTGCTGTTGTGCAGCTTCGGCTTGGTTCTTCTGGAGCAGCTGCTGGGCTGCGGCAGCGGCAAGACGAGAGACCTGAGTTTCTGTCTCTTCGCTCATCTCAGCGTCGGGTGCCGGGTACGGAACGCCAGCCTGTTCTTCAAGCTGCTTACGGTACGCAAACGCCAGATGCTCTTGGACATGCGCAGCGCCTGCGGCCATGATTGACTGCGCCTGCGGGTTCTGGCCCATGAGCTTAGCAATCTTGGGGTCCTGCATAGCCGACGTGTGCACAGTTATATGTGCTTCGTGATCCTGATAAATGAACGCCTTGACCGGCTTGCCATTGAGGATCGACATGTTCTCGCTGACGGGATCACGCGGTTTCTCTTCGTCATCCAGCTTGACGAGCTTCTCAGCGTTCGGAATACCTAATACTTCAAGCATCTGACGATGCAGGTAGGGCATGTCGTACAACTGCGGCGCACCCTGCGCCAACTGCATTACTGCCTGATACTGAACAACCTTCTGCGCCATGGTGGACGCATTGGGGTCCGACACCGGGATCACCGTAACAAGATCGTAGTCGCCCTTCTTAGCACGGGGCGTACCGTCTTCGGGTTCGTAGTCGTAGGACTCGGGGGTGTAGTCCCGGATAATGTCACGCAGCAGGATAAACTCCTGCTTCATGGCGTAGTGGATGCGGGCCTGCACAGCCGACATCACCTTCAGAGTCCGTTCAAGGATAGCTAGGGTCGTACCCACCGGGCTGTTGGCGGACATGTCGCTAACCTGCAAATCAGCAGCGCCAGCGAAACGACGACCTTCATCAACGATGGTACCAAGCAGCGTGTAGAGGACCTGAGACGGCTCCTTATACGGGAGCGTCATAATGTTATCTTTAATAGTACCTGAGGCTACGTCTACGTCCCGGAACTCCGCAGGCGCGATAGGAGTGTCGTCACCTTTAACGCGCAGACCTTTAGTCTTGAAACCACCGGGGAGATTAGAAAGAGTGCCAGCGTCAACAAGTTGGCGGATAATGCTAGTACCAGACTTAGCAAAGGCACCAATAAGATGAATAAGACCGAAAGCGTAGAACCCAAAACCCGGAATATAAGAGTAGTGAACGAAGTGATTGCGCTTCTGCTTTGTTTCATCATCGGGATGCCAATTCCTTCTAATAGCTAAAACGGTTTCTGTGCCCTTCTCAATAGTGATAACATAGGGCAGGGCAATGCCCGTCTCTTCGTCATCATCGTCCTTGTCCTCAAACCCGGGCAGGTCGATATCAACGTGCATCTCAAGAATCTTGAAGCGATCATCAGACGAAGCCCTAAAGCCCATCTTCTCAGCGATCTTCTTCTCGACCTCGTCAAACGTGTTGGTTGGATCACCAAGGTCCTCATCCCGATAGAACCCAGCAGCCTGTAGCTTCTTGAGTTCATTGGGTGTCTTGCGCATGACGTGCGTGACGCGCTCAGCAGACTGGAGGTTACTGGCACCGTAGGGCACGACGACATCTTCAGCCGGGACAAAGATAGAGACCTGCCGTCCGAGGTTCGGATCGTAGTATACTTTCTTGAAGGCGTTACCCGACAGACCCAAGCCCCACAGCATCCGCTCATGTTCGGGCCGGTACTCGGCCATCACGTCGGTCAACTGGTAGTTCATGTCAGCAGCGACACGAATAGAAGCGTCCTTCTTCTCCGGGGTCTCCTTACCGATGATCTGGGTCTTAACCGGGCCAGCGGCGGGGAACGTACTCATCATGGTCTCGGCTTGGAACTTGACCAGTGCTTCGGATAGCAGAGGGTGGTAGACACCACACGCTCCCGGCCACGGCTCGGTGCGGTCTTCGACCTTCAAACCAAGCAACTCAAGGCCGTCCACGTAGGTCTGAATCCAGTCCTTACGGGCGCTAATATCTTCGTTAAAGTCACCCAGTAGATCACCTACTAGGCTAGTTAATTCCTTCTCGTCCATCTCGTCGGCAAGGTTAGCGTTGAACTCGTCGTCCTCGTCTTCCTCGACTTCTTCTACGTCGGGCTCCTCGCCCTCAATAATAATCTCCAGATCAGGTCCTTCCTGCTCTGGGTCGATTGCGGCTAGACCCAACGGGGCTTGGTTTAGTGCCTTGTCGATAGCCATCAATAGTACCCTTCAAACTTACGCCTGAACTGCTTCTTCTCTTCAGGCTCATCCAAGCTTGTCTGTATATACCCACCCTTGCGGAAACGCATCAGGGCCAAAGACACAGAGTCAACATAGTCATCATGCTCACCAGCCGGGAATTCTGCCACCTCGTCAATAACTTCCTCGGCCCAGTGGGTACCGGGGGCCCAGACCCTGCCACTGGCAAACAGGTCGGACACGGCGTTCAGACGACTGATTTTATCGTTACCCTTGGTCGGGGTGAACTCCTGCACTGGGATGCCCATGGCCCTCATCTCATATATAAGTGGGGCACCGCTGGCCTTCTTCTCGATAATGACCGAGTCGGGCTTCCAGTCCTTATATTGCTGGATGGCGACCTGTTTTAGCCGAGGAAACTCCATTCTTTCCCGGAAGGCGTTCAGCAGGATGATGTTTGCCTGCGCTACCCCAGTTGCGTCGGGGTGGTAGAACACCCCCCACAGAGTCAAGGCCGAATAGTCGCTTCGTTGGCTCTTTTCGAAGGCCGTATCCCACGCCATTAGGGTAAAATTGCACTTCGGGGGCTTCTCATCCTCCCAAATCTGCCACCAATCCCGCTTAACGATGGCCGAAGTCTCGGATGTCGGGTTCTGCTGGTACTGAGCCATCCATTTTGAGTTCGGAAGCTCTTCTTTTAGGGCCGTAAGCTCCTCAAGTGACCAAAATTCAGGCCAGAGGGGGTTCCCAGAGGGTAAAAGTGCAGGAAACTCAATGACTTCCCACTCCTCACCACCTCTTTGGGCAGCTGCCTTGAGCACTTGGCCCGTCAAGTCCTTCTTGGACCACCGAGTCATCACTACAACGATGGCCCCACCCGGCTGGAGTCGCTGCCGGGGTCCCGAAGTGTACCATTCGTAGGTCTTATCGTAGATATCTGGCTGTGTTTCGGCTATCGCGGCCTCCTGTTCGGAGTGCGGGTCGTCGATTATGAGCAGGTCGGCACCCTTACCGGTCACCGCACCCCCCACACCGATAGCGAAGTAGTCACCACCCTTGCTGGTGTTCCACCGGCCCGCCGCCTTACTGTCTGCCTGCAAGACTAGTTCCGGGAATATCTTATGGTAGTGGTCGGTATCTACCAAGTTACGCACCTTGCGCCCGAAGCCCACGGCCAGCTCTGCCGTGTGGCTAGTCTGGATGACTTTCTTGCCCGGGTCCTTGCCTAGGAACCAAGCGGGCAGCAGGTAACTGGCAAACTCGGATTTAGTATGCCGGGGCGGCATGTTGATTATCAGCCGCTTCAGTTCCCCCCTAGCCACCCGTTCAAAGGCATCGGCCATGCGGGCATGGTGCCTACCCCCGATGAATGACGGCCACATCTGGGCCACGAAGGCCAAGAATTTGTTCTTGGCTAACTTCTGAGACTTGAGGGCTTCGAGGTGGTCCAGCTCTGCTAGGAGCTTCTCCTGCTCCGCTAAGGACAAAGCGGGGAGGATAGCCGGGATATCACTAAGTGAGATGTTGTTGAGGAAGTCCGGTAAGTCTCTCAGGGGGTTTCCCCTTCCTCAGTACCCGTATCTTCCGCATCTACGTCGGGCCTCTTGTCCAAACCAAGCTCGTCAAAGTCATCGCGTTTGTTCAGGCCAAGCTCGTCGTCCAAACTGGCTTCCAACGGGGTAATGTCAATGATGTTGGCGTTTAGCAGGCGTTTCACCCGCTCCTTGATGGCGTTCTCAAGGTCCTCGGGATTCTTGTAATTTATGGTGATCTCACTGCGTTCGGTGAATATCCCGATGTCGCTGTGTTTTCCTAGTAATTCTAGCGCCTTAAGTTCGAACTTAGGGTCGCCGCAGTTGGCGATCTCCATGAGCTTGTTCGTAATAGCAGCACGTGCGCTGGCTGCGTCTAGTGCCAGCTGTGCCCCGTAAGTCCTAAGAAAAGCTGCGGCTGCAAAGGCCGTGTTGGGGTCACGTAGGTTTTTAAGTTTTTGGTTTTTTATCACTTCGTTAAGAAGTGTTTTTTGCTTATCCGCCTCGTCGGGCTCTAGCTCTAGCGAAGCGCCTAAGTCTATCTGAAGCTCCACAGTCGCTCCCGCTACCGCCATTTCCTCAAGGAAAGTCGGGGACACCTCGTCTGAGATGTCATAGGGAACCGGGTGTTCGTCGGTAGGCTCTATGTAGACAATAGGCATAAGTGTGGTGTCTGCACGCCGTTTGGGGCCTCAGTTAGTAGAGTAGTACGTGGCGGGACCTAGGAAGTAAATTGTTAATTTTTTATATACCCCCCGGGGGGTCCGCGTTTGAAAAGGGTACCGGGGGGGTTTCTGTGGTACAGTGTAAGCTAAAGTAGGGGGAAAAGTGATTTAACGAGTGAATTAGTAAGTAGGGGTGTGTTTCTACGCAAACTCAGAATTGGGGTCATACGGGTACAGTAGGGTCCACCAAACGCTGATCTGGTTCTTCTGGTTCTTCTTCTGGTTTTTCTTCTGGTTTTTCTTCTGGTTCTTGTTCTTACTTGGTTCTTACTAAGCTCCCTGCAAGGGAACTTTTCCTGATACGTATCAGGTTTGCCCATGCTCTGATACCCGTTTGACTTTGTCCAACATTGAGAGTATACTTATCTTTATGGATGGGACGGAATGAATGATCCCGGCCATGACAAGAAAGACCAAACCAATGAGCAAGAAGTCCCTCAAGTCCTCCACTGCTCTCGTCGTCTCCGGTTTTCCTGATACGTATAAGGAAAGGGCCAAGTCCTCCGTTCCTCTGATGCACGAAGCCCTTGATGCGATCATCCCGGCGCTGAAAGGTTTCGATGCGGCGGACGCTACCAAGGAAAGCGTGTTCAAGACCCTCGGCATCCGCGCCACGATGGACGCGCCGTCCCTGCTTTGGATGGTTAAGGGCGCGCCCGGTTATGATCTGAAATATCTGCAATCGGTAAATACCCGGATTAAGGACAAGGTGCTGGCTGCGGGCAAGTCCGAAAGCTCTGCTGACAAATACCCTCAGTATGCTCGGGATTATGCGGCGGAATACGTGCTGGCGTTTATGGAGACTAACGAATACACAGGTCCCGAACTTTCCGATCCCGTGTTTCTCGCGCTGGAAAAGATGGCATCTCGTACCCCAGCTGGCAAAATCCAGAAAGCCAAGGAAAAGGAAGTTCGGGACAACGCGACAAGCTCTGAGGAAAGCAAAGCCGCCACGGATGAGGGTAAGTGCGCCGAACTCGCGGCGCGTATCTTCAAGCTGGCATCCAAGGAAACCGCCGGTCCTTGGGCGGTCAAGTATCTCGCCGCTGTTAAGGGCCTGATCCCAGCCTAGCAAACGGGGTGGCGC